TGGCTATGATGTAAACCCAAGACACATTCGATCTAAATCCACCATCCATGTAAATAGGAAGGTTGGGTATTGCGGTGGCAATGTCTACTTCGCCAAAGACCTTTTTAATACCTCTAACGTCAGCCTCTACATTTAACCCTGAGTTATATTCATTTGGCCCCAAAGCGTTGCTAGGAACATCGGGCGTGAAGCTCATGTTCGAGAATGGGGTACGAAGTGGGATATAGTCGCTCATGGTGTTTAATAGTAGAAGTTGAGCATTGTTTAAATTTTACCAAGTTCTAGAATAATTCCAATGCATTTATGACATCGGTAGGCCCAATAAACGCTTCTTTAACGTATTCTTGCTCTTCCCAAGTCACAAACTGGTAAGGAGTCAACAAATCCCTGCTTTTAAGCAAATTGACGTTTTCAGGATGTCCAAAGATTTTAGGGTCAGAACGTGAGAAAAGAACAATCCCTGGCTTGCCTTCCGCCCATGCAAAGTGTTGAAAGAATGAATCACAACTGATCCATGTCTTACATTCCTTGAGAAGTAACCTAAGTTCATCAAAACTCAAGTCTGGTCTGAAATCCTTACACAATTGCTTCTCACCACTAATGCCAATTTGGACGCAAGGTTCTCTAATGTCTTTTAGGACTTCTGGCCAATAAGGATAGTTCTTAGGGTTTTCTTTGCCGTTTCTAAGGGCTTTAGAATAGGGGCTAATAATAATCATAAGTACATCTTTCTGAAAGCATCCTCTAAAGAACCCTTCCAGTCCCATTGGGACATTTTCAAATAGATATTCCATTGGTCAATACTGCCAAACCCTTTTTCAGCATGAGCGATGGCATGACCAGGCACAATGTCAGGATAGCAACTAAACACCAAAGGTTTCTTGATTTCAGGCAGTATCTTGGAGAAAACAATGTGATCTCCTAAACCGCAGTTCAATACCACAATGGTATGGTCTCGGTATTGCATGAAATTTGCAAAGATTTGCTCATCATGTATGTACAGGGATTCATCGGTTTCTGACCGTATACCACCTTCAGGATTCTTTAAGTGCCAAGTAATGGCATCAGGAATGACGTAAAGCTTATAACCTTTCTGATGTAGGCCATAACTGAACAAAGTCTCTTCTCTATGGGCAACCCTAGACAACCCAATGTTGTAATCATGGATTCCTGCTCGGTAGACAAATGAGCAATGCAGGTGTTCTACTTGTTGTTCTTTAGCAATCAACCCCCATTGGATATTGGGTTCATCATTGATGTTTTTTATCTTTCCTGTGGCTTTGATAGCATTTGGTATTGGTGGGGTTAATATTGAGCCTCCTACCGCACCAGCATCTTTGCGTATAGCATAGCTTAACAAGGTTCTTAGGACATTAGGTTCTGGAATGCAATCATCATCCATTCTCCAAACCCATTTGTAACCCATGATGTTGGCAGTCTGGTGGTTCCAATGAGTGCCCTTTTTTTGAGCAAAAACCCATTCCCAAGCAATGTTCTTGATGTCCATCATCTTGAACAGATTCTTGTAGATCAGTTCTTCCCTGACATCTCTAGGATTGTCATTGTCATCAAAGATAACGACCTTGTCAGGCTTCTTGGTCTGATTGATGATGGCTGCTAATGCAAGAGGTAATGTGGTGTCGTATCGGCCTCTGGTCCCGATAGAACATAAGACTTTATCCACGATCCCACCTCAAGATCATTAGATTGCATTGGTTCTCAGGGCTGATTGGATTTACCGTATCTGTTACCCGACCATGTTGGTCAATGTAATTAAACTTGAACCCTTGGAAGTGTGATTCGTTAAGGCCATGAATCTTGTGGTGCGGACCCCAGAACCCTACAGGCTCATTCCAAGGCACGGTGATGAGTAGCCTATCACAATGGTTTTTAAGCTCTTCTACGACCTCTAAACCGTTATCTAGGTGCTCTATGACCTCAAAGGCAATAATGGTGTCATAGTAATCCAAAGCAACTTGGTTGATGTCACCTTGGTAGAATTTGGCCTTGTCTAGCCAGTTTTGTTCTTTAGCAACATTGACAATAATGTGGTCGTAATCAATGCCCGTGTAGTCGGTGTCGTTGGGTAGGAATTGGCAACCATAACCAGAAGAACATCCTACTTCTAGGACCTTCTTACCCAAAAGGTTTTGATTGGCCCACATATACCGTGTGGCCTCTCTAGGTAAAACAGGGTCTCCTTTTAGGAATACTGCTCTTTCAAAGTTATTGGTTAATGCCCACCGATACCATTCAGGATGGATTTCTTTTGCTAACTTAATACAATGAATCTTGAGAATTTCTTCCCATTGTGTCTTTACATCCAAGCCATACATATTACATTTCCAATTAAAAAGTTATTGATCCTGACGCAGTAAAAGTATAAACGATAAACCCGTTAGCAGTAGTCTGAGTAGGTGATCCTGTTGTACTTGCTGCTAGTTTATAGATGTTAGGGTAACGAATGATGACTATTCCTGAGCCTCCTGCTCCGCCAGTTCCTGTGCCAAGTGCACCACCTCCACCACCACCTGTGTTAGCACTTCCTGCTGTGCCATTTGTTGTAGCAGAACCATTTCCTCCACCACCAACTCCTCCAGTCCCTGCCGTTCCGCCACCATAACTTCCTGCGCCACCACCACCACCATAAGTGGTAACAGTTCCATTAATTGAAGACGCTATTCCTGCTCCTCCATTTCCTGAAACACTTGAACTACTTGCGGCTAAACCTACAGTCCCAGCACCTCCGCCTCCTCCTGATGCGTATGGAGAAGCATTAAAACCACCATTACCAGCACCAGCGTTTCCTTGTCCACTTGTTCCTGCACCGCCTAGGCTTGTTCCAGAACTCCAAGCACCACCACCTCCACCAGATGCTCCTGAACCACCGCTTGTTTCTCCAGTATTGCCAATTCTTGCGCCATTACCACCGCCTGAAGCAACAAAAGTTCCTGTAGTTGCTCCTGAAGATGTGGCAACTAAAACAGAATTGCTTCCACTAGTTGCGGCAGGTGTACTGTTTCCGCCATATCCTCCAGAGCCACCTGTACCAATAGTCACCCAAATTTGAGTGCTTTGAGTTAAAGATGTAAGTCCAGCAATTACGCCACCTGCTCCACCGCCACCAGATGCTCCGCCTCCACCAGCACCAACCACAAGATACTCAACAACAGGCGGAGCTATACCAGTCCAATTCTGTGCTTTGACAGCTTGTGTTACTTGTCCTAGTGTCCAAATGCCCGAAAATTGTGGCATATCAAGCCCCTTGAGTTACTTCAACCCATGAAGTTGTTTCTTCGTGCCATGTGTACATCTTGCCATCTGTAGGCATAGCAACAGGAGGATTCCACAAATATGTGTTTGTGTCTTTAGTCCATGAGGCAAAAGGTTGAGGAGGCGCAAAGCCTACTCCATCCCATGTGTAGCCAATACCTGCGTAATTCTTATTAAGAGGTCTGCCTTCAGGATGCTCATTACCTCTTGTGTTGTAAGAAGTCTGAACCCATTCAGATGGGTCACCCCAATGACCTAAAGCTAGTGTTTCAGCATCAATAACAATGACGTTATCGACTACTCCGTTTGTGATGTGTGCGTAATGTGCCATAAGAACTCCTTAGAATGTGATTGTGCCAGAGGCAGTAAAAACGTAAATTTGATAGTTGTTGTTGAAATAGACTTGTGGGCCACCAGTAACAGATGCAGGAGGTGCTGTGTTAGCAGGATAGCGAATAATTACGATGCCAGACGCACCATTTCCACCATTGAGGTTTGTAGTTCCTCCGCCACCACCGCCAGAGCCTGTGTTTGCTAAACCAGATGTTGCACCAGAACTTGCATTACCTCCGTTGCCTCCACCTGCAACACCTAAACCAAAAGCACCTCCATAACCACCACCGCCACCGCCACCAGCATATTGAACTTGTGATCCAGTAATAGTTGAAGTTGTTCCTGTACCACCAGATGTTCCAGGGCCACTAGATACTACATTTATACCAGCAGAGCCAGAACCTCCACCGCCTCCGCCTCCGCCTCCAACACCATTGTTGTTAGCTCCGTTATAACCTTGTCCTGATGTTCCTGCTCCTCCAGTAGTAGCGGCATTATTTACGCCTCCACCACCACCTGAGCCTCCTGCCGAACCATTGTTATTTCCTGTGCCACCACCACCACCTTTTGTGGCAGTTATAGTTGTTCCACCAGCTAAAACTGAATCAAGACCATTAGAACCATTTGCAGTTGTTGTACTGCCTGCACCTCCACCACCAACAGTAATTGTGATTGCAGAACCCTGAGTAACTGCATATCCTGTTGCAGTCAACAATCCACCTGCGCCACCGCCTCCTGCTGAAGCACCCGAATAAAATCCTCCTCCTCCACCACCAGCAACAACCAAATATTCTACTGTTGAAGTAGTTAATCCTGTTAAAGGATTGATTGTTGCACTTAACAGACCACCAAGTAAATTCGACATTGCTTGTTCCTAGAATGTAATTGAGCCTGATGAAGTAAACGTGTATACAGTAAATCCTGTAATGCTTGTTTTAGTTCCATTAGT